CGCGAAAAGCCTATGCGCCCTAAAAATTTAATAAGACGAGGATCAGCGTTAGGCTCAAGCTCCATTACAGCCACCTTGATGACTGGTCTGGACTTGATCCATCTGCCAAGCTCACGAAGTAATTTGATGCCCTCACCCGGCACCCTTGTGTAGTACAACATAACCGAACACTGCTGGCGCTCATACCAAAACGATCTCTCGCTCATAGCGCCTACAGCCGCAACAACCTTCCCGTCGATCTCAGACACCCAGACAAAGTGTTGATTGCTAGATACCGCCTCCCTGATCGTGTCCTTGATCGAATCAGGATCAACGCGAACGGGAAGCGGATCTATTGAAACCGATTCAATAGCAATATCAGCGATTGCCGCTATATCTGAAAGAGTAGCTGGTCTAATCACTACGGAAGATTCGGAATGTCAGGAAGGTCGTCAGTAGGAATCGTGGTTATAACCTCGCCGTCACTGTTGTAGATGTCGCCAGTTTCTGGGTCTAGGTAGTTGCCGTTTCCATAATCAACGTAATTAGAAGGAGGCGTCCAAGTCTGCTCATCATCGCCACCATCATCATTACCACCGTCGTCGTTTCCGCCATCATCATTGCCGCCATCATCATTACCGCCATCATCATTGCCGCCGTCGTCGTTTCCGCCGTCGTCGTTTCCGTCGTCAATAGGCAGGGGATTAACAACGTCGTAATCAGGATCTTGGATTCTAGCCAGAAGCTCAGGCATTGATGTCGCAAGGTTCTGAAGGTTCGCAACGGCCTGAGCCTTCTGCTGTGGCGTTAGGTTTGGATCTGCGTAGATCGCGCCGATAGAGGTCATTGTCTGACCCAAGATCATCGTTGCAGACTGCTGGTCAATGTTTTCTCTTTGGAACTGACGATCAAGATCAGCTTGAATGGCCGACCATTCTTGCTGGTTTGTTTGTTGCCATTCGGAGAACGCCTGCGCTGAAGCCTGAGCCTCCGCAGAGGCATCGCGGTTAAGCTGTGCTTCCGCCGCCGCAAACGTGTTCTGTATGCTCTGGTATTCAGCCTGCGCGTCACGATCTCGCTGAGCCTGATCGCCCCGGAAGTCACGATCTTCTTGTGCTTCTTGAGACCGGAACTCTCTATCCGCTTGAGATTCGCCTGCTCTGAAGTCAAGCTCTGTTTCAAGGAGTCCGCGCTGTTGCTCACGATCAAGTGCGCTCTGGTCTGCGCGGAAGCTCTGGTCGCTTTCTTGCAGTGAAATACGAGCGTTGATGTCGTTGTTCTGCATCTCAAGCTGTTGAATCCGATCAAGCTCCGCCTGAGTTCCTTGGAAGTTGTTCTGGATTTCCTGCATTTCTCGATCATTAGCGAGACGGGCATCCTGCAACTCTGCGGCAGACATACGGTCAAGCTCTGCCTGAGTGCCACGGAAGTCAAGCTCAGTCTCTAATAGGCCGCGCTCCTGATCTCGATCAAGGGCTCGCTCGCTAGACTGGAAATCACGGTCTGCTTGGTTCTCGCCTGACTGGAACTCTTGGCGCTCTCGCTCAATCTCAAGACGCGCATCAATATCGTTCTGCTGTACCTCAAGCTGTTGCAGACGATCGAGCTGTGACTGCTCTCCAGTGAAGTTGTTCTGGATGTCCTGCATCTCGCGCTCATTGGCAATGCGAGCGTCTTGAAGTTCTTGAGTTGAGAGTCGATCCAATGCAGATTCACTTGACTGGAAGTCTCTATCCGCTTGGCGCTCTGTAGACTGAAAATCTTGCTCGTTTTCCTGAAGCTCAAGCCTTGCGTCAATGTCGTTCTTCTGAACCTCTAACTGCTGTAAGCGATCCAGCTCTGCTTGGGTTCCTTGGAAGTTGTTTTGAATGTCCTGAATCTGTAGCTCAGTCTGGATGCGTTGATCCTGAAGCTCTGCCGCAGACATTCGGTCCAGTGCGCTCTCGCTTCGAGTAAGCTCTCTATCAGCCGCCCTTTCGGTAGACTGGAAGTTACGATCAAGTGCTGACTCACTAGAGGTAAAGTCGCGATCAAGCTGTCGCTGTTCGGCGTCAAAATCGCGATCAGTTGAGCGCTCATCTCGATCAAGCTGTCTCTCACCAGATTCAAACTCTTGAGAGTCATCCTGAAGGAATCGAGCCTGAGAGCGATCTGCATCTGCCTGAGTCGCCTGATTACGAGAATCAGCGTTGAAGCGAGATGTCTGGTTTGCTTCGCCTGCGTTAAACAATGAGGCTTGGTTTCTAGCGTCTGCACCAAACTCACTAGCGCGATTCTGTGATGACGCATCAATACGCTGGTTCTCGTTCTGCTGGCCAGCGTTAAAGATGTTAGTCTCAGTGCCCATCTGAGCGTTAGCCAGATTAACCTGATTCTGGGCCTGCTGGTTCTGTGCCGCAGTGTCGGAGAATGTGCGAGCGTCCTGAAGCGCAAAAGGTGCCGCCGCATCAATCAATGCCGCCTGTGCCGCGCCTGCCGCCATACTGGAGTTTAGGAGACCTCGTGATGCCGCTACCTGCAATCCCTGAGCCGCCGCACGGCGCATCAAGGGAGAGTTAGAGGCAAGCATATTCTCTAGCTGTTGCTGAGATAGCTCATTGTTCTGTACTGCGCGAGTAACTGCTTCAGCCTCCTGAACCTGCGCCTGAGTAGCATCGCCAATCTGAGCTGGGTCATAGCCCTGAGACCTTGCCTGAGTAGTTTGCGCTGTCGCTACAGGCGTTGATCCGGGCTTAGCCGCCATATTTGACATCTGCGCCGCATTTGCTTGCTGATTAACAGTAGCGCCCATAGGCTTTGCGGGGCTTGGCATACCACTTGGAGCTGGGGCCGCATCGCCTCCAGTGCCAAAGGCAATTGCCGGAGATCGTTGTAGTAAGCCTGTTTGATTTTGTCGGGATCGATTATCGAACTCCTCCAAATTTGGCTGTTGATAGTGGATCGCCATATTTAGTCTCCGTTAAACCAGCTCAGTGATGGCAAAAATTGCTAGGTATAAAAAAAGCGCCACTAGGGCGCTCTCTGCGAAATGATTCATAAGTCAAAATTCGACCCATCCAGTCATGATGTATTTAGTGTTGCTCAGAGGTGGATTGCCTCTGTGCGTGTGTGTAAACCCTGCTGGCCAAAGTAGGATGTCTCCCGCCTTTGGCTTAAACCTTTTCGAGTAGTACAAGAACTCTGTCTCTCCACCATCCTCGACATCGTTAAGGTAGAGAATATAAGTCAACACCCTGTTGGCCGACTGCCGATTCATATTCTCTGTATGCCAGACGTGGTAGCCCTCAGTAGGCTCCGTCTTCTGGACCTTGTGATGCCAGATATGGTGCTTGTCAAAGTCGTTTAGTATCTGCCACTTCCCCGAGTATTCAGAGTAAACCTCACCCCAAAATACTTGGTTGAAATCAGCGACAACATCTAACGCTTCAGCTTCAGTTTCCTTAAATGGATAGTAAGCTAAGTCGTCTTTTCTTAGCTTGTATCCCTCTCCGTTAGCCTGCCTGTCTATGACGTTGCCAACGGACTGAGCCTTTTCAAATTGCTCTATGACTTTAGCGCAGTATTCCTCAGAATATGCGGACTCTTTATGCAGAATAAAATCAGGTGTATTAAGAGGCGTTTTCAATACGGGACTCCAATGATTCCGGTAAGGTATCAGGGAAGTCTACAGTGCTTGGCCAGTCTCTTAAAGCCTGTCTGTACTCTAATAAAATAGCGTGATGCGGGTAGTCTGGGAGCTTCGCAAAATCGTCCGTCTTGGCCAGCTCTTCGTCTCTCCAGCTCCTAGCAAAAGGCTCTGGATCTACTGGAATCTCCACCCACTCATAATGATCGTAGTTTTGAGCTACAAACTCTTCACTGCCATTTATCCTGTTAACGGTATTGCCGTCTGAATCTTGAATATTCCAATAGCCTTGTTTTGGAACGTAATACATTTTCTTACCCCTTGTAGACTATATAAACGACGCCACCGCCGCCATTCATAGACAATGGACTGTTGTGATATTCGCCGCCGCCAGCGCCACCACCAAGACCACCGTTGCCGGGATAGGACCCGTTGTTAGTGCCTGTATATTTTGTGCCGCCACCGCCGCCAAACATCGTAGCGGCACTTTCATCGAACTGACTGACCGAACTATTACCGCCTGCTCCCGCCCCAATGTCGGCTCGAGGCCCAACATTTGTATTTGATCTGCCTTGAGATCCGCCTGCCAAGATTCTGTTATAAGCAGTATCATAATCATCACTAGTAGAGGGGGGAGCGCCGCCACCGAGTGGAATAAAACTTGCACCGTGATAGTCATTGCTAACATTAGGCATACTGCCCGCAAGAGTGCCGCCACCTTGAGAGGCCTCATAAGCGTTATTGTTGCTATTTAAATCAGTTCCTTTGCCACCAATTCCGCCGCCGCCGGTTGCCCTTCCGCTTGCGCTGGTCAAGCCGGTGTTTATGTTGATATTACCGCCGCTAAAGCCATTTCTATTTATCCCGCAAGAACCACCCCCAGTCGCAAGGACTATTGCATTGCCAGAGTTTGATCCATTGTTGAGGTTGTAATTTATCGTGCCACCTGAGCCGCCAGTAAAGTTCTCATCTCCACCAGAGCCATTTCCTCCGGTGCCTCCAGCAATTGGGGTTCCTGCTGTCGTTAGTGTCGCAAGCGTTCCTCCATTACCGCCATTTGCAGTGAGTTGCGTAAAGCCAGCAATGTTATTTGAGTTTACTGTTGTTGTTCCGCCAGCCGACGCTGTACCTCCAGCGTTGTTAGGATTTTTAATACCCCGAGCGCCACACGAGATAGTAAGCGTATCGTTCGCCGTAACGGTAACAGACCGTTTGACTGCCGTTCCGCCGCCACCGCCACCAGTTCCGCCTATTCCTGTGGATGACGATCCGCCGCCGCCACCGCCGCCGCCAATACAATAAATGTCAACTGTGCCGCCTACTGGGAAGTAATATGTGCCAGACTCACTCAAATACAACGGGGGGGTTGAGCCGCCTCCGCCACCAAAAAATCCTGATAATGAACTCATTAGATGATCCTCCAGCCCTGAGTTGCGTTGCCTGAGTACACGAACTCAAGTCCTACATACGCCTTGTCGATTGTCATATTCTCTGCCAATCCCATAATGTTCTGTGAGTTTCTGCCGACAGTCGTGTCGGTGAAGTTGCCCACGCTAATGTAAACCCTGTCACCCGCAGTAGGTGAAGCAGGCAGTGTAATAGTTCTTCCTGAAGCTGTAACCGTACAAAACTCACCGTCAGCAAGTGTTTTGTTTGTTGCTGTGGTTGTGGTTGTTGAGACAAGTCTGCTTGCGGTTGTCGCGCTTGTGGCACTTGTGGCGGTTGTCGCGCTTGTCGCACTTGTCGCAGTCGCGGCATTACCAGTGATGCTAATACCCCAAGTTCCGCTTGCGTCCCCTCCAGTTCTAGTTGGGACATTGAGGGAAGATCGCATTCCGGTAGCATTGTTTTTGCGAAGGAAGTTGTCATCCGAGGAATAGAATATGGTGTCAGAGTTTCTTGTCCCTGTGGTATGACTCATATTCAGGTAGCTTGTATAGCAGTACCTAATATTGGTATCGCCATTCGCATCACGAGCTACAATTGTGCTTGCTGTTGCGGTAGTGGCAGATTGAAGACCATCAAGCAGATCGGCATCGAGACCTGAACTCGCACCGTCGTTGCCTGAGTGCCAGATTGTTGATCCAGCAGAGGCGGCGCATCCGGTAAGGTCTAATGTAGCCCCTCGGGTAGTACCGCCTGACTCAAAGAAGCGCACACTGTTTGTCTGCGCGTCTAGCGTTACGTGAGTACCAGAAAGGTTTGTCGTTGGGGGCATCGTAAGGCGAAGCTCGCCGCCTTCTCCGCCGCTTACAGATGTGCCCCCGAAGATACCAATTCCATTGACGGTGAGGTTTCTGGCGCTGTCAAATCTAGCGATCTCACCAGCGGCATCTCTAAAGCCAATATTAGTGGAGCTTATTCTAATTTTTTCCGTTGTTGCGCCAGCATAAAACCGCATACTGTCGTCACTGTGGACGTAGCGTATTTGCCCAGTATTTATGTCATCTGCATCGCCGAAATAAATGTAGTTACTTGCGGTAGTGCCGGCAATTTGTGTGCGAATGATGGTGTCGTCTGACACTCCAGTCCCGCTGGTATATACTCTTAATACCGTGTCACCCGCGCTGTGTATATCTAGATCTACGCCCGGAGACGTAGTTCCCACGCCAACCCGATCAGTCGATGCGTCAACAAACAGCGTGTCTGTATCAACAACTAGGTCGCCAGTGCCCGTGATGGCGGCGGCGGTAAGATTCCCTGTCAAGCCAAGATTGCCGGGCAATGATGAGTTGCCTGATGAGTCGTTGATTGTCGCTGTCTTACGACCAGCCCAGCCACTTGCCCAGTTGTCTGGCGAGGAAACAATCTCTATGCCATTTTCTGCGTTGAGATAAACCTTTTCACCAGTCTGGCCTGTTGCCTGAGTAGAAGAATCACCGCCACTTAGAACAAGCTGTGTGCCGTTGTTGGTTCGAACTTCCGCTGTAATAAGCTCAGGTGCGGAGTAAGCGCCTGTTGTGGTGTAAGTGCCAGTGCCTAATCCCTTGTTAAGAAGGTTTGCAAACGAGTGGCCGTGGCTGTCATCGGTAACAGAAATGGTGTTGTAGGTGCCGCTTACATCGCCACCAAACGTAGTTGACGTTGTAAGTGATCCGGTGATTGCGCCATAACGACCATCGAGGTTTACAACGACCGTTCCGCCATCAACCTGATTAAGAGTCAAGTTACCGTTGTTTGTGTCAAAAACGACAGTTGTGATCTTGTCGTTATAGGCTGTGTTCCAGTTGCCTACCGCAGTATCAGTAATGACGTTAACGCCCATATCAATGGTGTTGCCATTGGCATCAAGCGTACCGCCGAGCTGAGGCGTTGTGTCGGTTGATAACTCGGTTGTACCAGCCGCAGAGCCGTCGATCGTAAAGTTATTTCCTGTTCGGGAAACCGAAATACCGCCAGTGCCAGCAAAATCTACCGTCTCGCCAGCAGAGATATTCTCCGCAGTTCCGCCACTTGCCGACACGTTGAAGTCTGTGGTGTTAGTGTCAGTAGAGTTAATTGTTACCGTGTTACCGGAGTTTGTTACCGTTGCACCCCCGGCGCCTGTAAAGGTAACAGTTTCGTTTTTGCCAATAGCTTCTGTACTGCTACCCCCGTTTAACTGCCAACCCTGATAGTTGTCGTATGTGTTGCTGTTAAATGCGTTAGAACCAAGGAGTCTTTCCTGAACAAGACCTGCCGCTGTAATCATCAATACAGGATCGGTTGTCGATGTGGTGTTGCCGAGGTTGGTGAAGTTTACGGAAGGATTTGTTGATGTAAATTGGCCAACCGTTACGGCGTTAGTGGTTGTGTTGCCGTTGGTGGTCACTTCATCAAGAGTAAGAAGATCTGGCGGAACATATGCGGGATCCCAAGAGGTTCCATCCCAAACCTTCATTGTTCCGTTGTTGGTGTCAAAGTACAGCGCACCAGTTAAAAGTGTATTTCCGTCGTTATCAGTACTAGGGTCAGCCGATTTAGGGCCGAGGTAACGATCATCAAACGAATCGTATGCGGCTACAGCATTGGTTTCTGCTGTCTGAGCCGCCGTTGCCGAAGAAGATGCGCTTGATGCGCTTGTGGATGCGTTACTTGCTGAGGTGGCCGCGTTGCTTTCTGAAGTGGCCGCGTTGCTCTCAGATGTGGCGGCATTGGTTGCGCTTGTCGCCGCATTGCTTGCCGATGTAGCCGCCTCACCTGCCTTGGTAGTTGCTACGCCAGCTTGAGTCGATGCTGTATTAGCGGAGGACAGAGCGTTTGCTTCGGATGTCTGGGCCGCAAGTTTGGCCGCTTCTGCGTCATCTGCGTGTCCCTCTGCAATATTGACCTGCGAAGTCATCGCAGTCTCAACCCAGTTCTTGGTTGTTGCGTGATCTGCGTTTACAGGAGTGCCTACGGGTACTGCGGCAGAGAATCCCTGCTCGCCTACCTTTGGCGTAGGTAATCTATCGAATCCCGATACCGTATTCTCATAACGATCATTAACGTCAGCCGATCGTGCAAGATCTCCAGAGCCAAGCGGAGTTAGATCGGGTACATATTGGTTTGTCATCTAGCGAGTCTCCTTGGAGAAAAATGCACCGTAACGCCATAGAGCGTGTGAACAGAGTCTGTGGCGGACGTTGAACTCATAAGAATTGCAAGGTTCTTTCCTACTAGACTCAGGCGGACTCTGGCGTCGTGGTGATACACAGAGTCCCAGTAAAACTGATCCCATACCGCAAAATCCCATAGCGCACCATTGGTCTGCCCTAGAGAGCCAGTATTGCCTCTTGAGTACAGTCCCTTGCCGTAATCGGTGGTGCCGCTAACAGCCAGCGTTGTTGAGTCCCCATCTACAGATAGGTCTGGCTGGATCATGCGGAATCGCTTGTATTGCGATGGAGATCCGTGATGGTGAAAGCTGGTTACGAGGTAAGCGTAAATCTCTTGGCCAGCAAAGTTCGTGCCTACCTCTAGCTGGTAGACATTGCCATCATCAGATCCGAAAAATGAAACAGGCTCGTTGTTGGGAAATAAGCCTTCGCAAGCGCACTCTACGGAGTGAGCATAGGCCACTCGCATAGCGCCGATTAGCTCGGTCCCCGCGAAGGTAAAGTAGAGCCCCTGACGGCCATTATACAGTCGATATTGGCTAGACGCACGACTAATTACTGCCAAAGAACCTAACGGGAAGTTGCTCATATATGAAGCAATCTTCTGGCTCAAAAGCGCATACGAGAAGTTGCCGTATGCTTGAGTTGCAGTAAGGCTCATAACACCCTGCTGATCTAGGCCAATTACCTGACCACCGATGTTTGCCATCGTCCTTGGGTAAGGGCCGATCTCTGTCATCGTATCCAAGCGGAAATTAGCGCTTGTATCCCCTGAAAGGAGCTGTGTCTTGTTCTCAGAGCCAACAATCAATGCGCTTGGTGCCGCCATAAGGTCCGTGATTGTGTCTCCTACAGCGACCTCAAAGGCGTTCTGAACGGGGTCGTATCCAGAGGGGTTGCCGGGCTCGCTTGCAACCAGACTAGACTCCACACCCAAGAATAACTGTGTTCGGTATCCAGCAACGCAGGAAGGGTCGTCAGTACCTACGCCGGTCGTTATTTGGGTAAGTGTAGTCCCATCAAAACGGACTGCCTTATCAACGCCATTAACGATATACATTTCTTCTTGAGCGTCTTGCCCGAAGAAGTTGTAGTTGACGGCTCTATAGTTTCCGCCGAGCGACCACGTAAAGGCGTTATTAACCTCTGACCAGCCGGAGGTGGTGGCCTTGTATAGTCGAGCGGCGGCACCATCTTCGCGAATCGCGTAAAGCTCGTTCTTGTAAATGTGAACAAGCAAGACAGAGCCCGTGCCGGGTACTGACTGAGAAGCAGTAGCCTGCCCATCATATAAATCATAGCCGTAAATACGACGATAGCCGCCACCAATAAGACACTCATAATTAGTAGCATCAAGGACTTCACCCGGCTGAGTAGCAAGCGGTGGAGCTTCAATGTTCCATCCTCCAATTAGCGGGAAGTAACTGGGTGTAATCATACAAGACAGTCCGGCGCGTGAATCTTGGGTAGCTGATCTCGCTCCAGAGCGGCAAGCATCATCTCGTAGTTAATCAGCGCCTTCTTCTCTAGCTCTAAGGCGTCGTCAAACAAGGCATAATCGCGAAGAGCCGAGTAGACAATTAGCATATGGTATTGATCGGGCATACCGGGCGCATCAAAGTTTTCGATCATCGAGACCGGAACGCTGTAATACTCGTAAGTAACTGTCTTATCTGCACTAGGCTTTGCGTTAAATGCAAGCTGACCGTCTGGCCTGATTGCCCAAGCTGTAGGCTCGCCTGCTTCAACGGTACGGTAAGCATCTGCAAACTCGTCGTAAGTTAGCTTCTGCAAAAAATTCTCACCCAGAGACACTCGCTCAATATCTTCTACGGTAGAAGGGAGCGTTACTAGGTAGGTGTTTGCGGTGAGCGTGGAGGAGCCAGTGGCCCACATCCACGCCCAGTCTTTCCGCATAGACTGGATCTTTAGCCAGCCGTCGTTAGTCCAATCAACAATGCGCCGCATATCGCCAGTCTGACCGACTGTTGATGATGGGCCGGTATCTGCAATACCTGTCTCTCTGACAAGACGCTGACAAAGCTCCAAAAAAGTCATAGCTATTTCTCAACTCTAAATGGGTATGTTGGAACTGTTCGCGAGCTACCATCTTTATTAAGAACGACTTGCTTCGCGTTACCAAGAACTTCTACAACCGGCGGTGGCACAGCTACTGGTTCACCCCTGCGGATGTAGTAGCTCTTTCCATTAACGCCAACAAAAACTGGAGCTTGATCCTTTTCGTCCTGATCTATGACGATTGTGATCCAGTCCTTCTTTCGGTTTGGGTCTTCTTCCTTTTTTACTTTCTGATTTGCTGGCGGCTCAATCTCAACAGCCGCTTTGATTCGGGTGCGAAGAGTATCCGCGCTGGGGTTGCCTTTAATGACAATGCCCAGAATGCGAGCCTGCTCCTTGAGCTGATCTAACGATAGGTTGTAAAGGTTTACTTCTGACATAAAAGTCTCCTGCGGCCATTAGGCGGCATTAGTTAAAAATAAGGGGGCCGAAGCCCCCTTGCTGGGTTTTCTTAGATTACCGAAGCGGCACATTCTAAGCGGCACATCCAAGCCTGATTGGCGATGAATGACTTGTGGTAAGTCTTCCAGCCAACAATGCCCTTCTGGCCGAGAGGGTCGGACTTGTCTACCTGACCGGGGTTGATGATGGTGGGAGTAATAGCTTCCGCACCCTTCAGAGCAACGTGGCCGTAAGCATCCTTACCGACGTAAACAACTGGGTATACGTCAGCTTGAGTGCCAGATGTAGAAAGGACTGTAGAGCCCGGCGCACCACCTGCATCTTCGATAGAAGAAAGCACAGGAGTCAGGATGTAACGTACATCTTCGACTTTTCCGACCTCGTAAGGCAGAGCCTTCATTGAGCCGTACTTTTCAGTAGGAACAAAACCAGCCAAGTCACGGATGTCCGCTTCTAGATCGGTGTGTGCAAACGCGATGAACGCCGCATCAACCGCTTCAGTGCCATACTTGACAGAAGAAGACAGCATAGAAGTAACCTTCTTAGCTCGCTGTGACTTCAACTGACGAGTGATAGCGCGTTGACGATCAAGACTGATGGCAGTGTTAACGTCAGTACGAGCTGAGCCGTTGCTGTAGAACACATTAGTTCCACCCTGAATAACACCCCACATCAAAGTCTCGATAGTCTCTGCGGCTTGCTCACCACACATCATTGCCGAGTCCTTGAGTACAGGATCTTCCGCCAAGTCATGAACAACGTCAGTGATTTCAACGATGTCACCGTACTGGCTCAGAACGACTTCTACATCGGTATAAGTCATCTGAGTAGCGGTAGGTGTAACACCTTCTGTCAGTGGAGTTGTCGCCACAGCAAAAGGTTCGGGGCGGCGGAACTTAACAGTCTGCGCCTTGTTCTTTGGCATTGGCTTGGTCATACCAAACTTTGAAAGACAAAGGATGGGTTCTGCGTGAGCGAGCATTTCTTTTGCCGCATACGCTTGGGTCCGCTGTGTAAGCGAAGCATAGCTAGTTGTTGCCATTGTTAAAGTCTCCTATTGAGTGTTGATTGGCAAATTAAAGTATCAATCGACCGATCACCTACCCAATGAGGAAACCATCACTAATGCGGCTTTCGCGGCGGCGCTAGGTAACGTCATTGTTTGGGTGTTAGTCATAAACTCAGACTCTCTACTTAGAGGCGAAGTAATCAAATGCGGCTTCGAAGTCATCTTCTGGCGGCATATTAGATCGTGACCTTCCTCCTCTTTGAGGAACGGTCTGAGCTTGTCGAAGTTGCTTCTCTCGTCGCGACTTCAATTCTGTGGATGCCTGTTGACCGGGCATCAAGTCATTCTTGTAGGTCCGTAGCAAATAAGCGGCATCTCCCGCCTGCTGGCTAGTAATCATATCCCTGATGTTCTGGGGCTGATATTGAACCCACGATTTGAAGCTCTCCGATTGCGCTATCTCTCGATAGTCTGGATGCTCCATCTCTAAAATCCTGAACTGATCCTGCACATAGCTTTCTTGCGCCTGAGCTTGGATGGGCTGAAGTTCACGCCTAATGCTTTCGATCTCAGCCTGATGCCGAGCTTGTAGCTGGGCAAACTGTGACTGAACACCTTGAGCGATGTCGGGGTAATCTTCTTGTAGCGCCTTCCACTCAGATGGCGTCATGCTATCTGGGCTTTCGGATCGTTCTGCCTGTTTTTTAAGTTGCTGAATCTCTTTTTCGTATTCAGAAACTTTCCTCTGATAAGCGTTTTGCCTGCCTAAATCAGAGTTGTACTTGTGTTGCCAGAGTTGAGCTTGACGCTCTGCTTCCTCCAGCCTTTCTTCCAAAGAAAACTCGGGTTGAGGCTCAGCCTCTACTTGCCCTTCGTCTTCTTCTTCTTCTTGCCCTTCCCGTAGCTGTACATCCTCTACCTCCTCGGTTTCGGTCTCAAATTCAAGTTCGGGTTGCTCTTCGGCGGTTTTACCTTCCGCCAGCTCATCGAATGCGTCCTCGAAGGACTGCTCTTCAGTTTCGTTGGTCATGCCATACTCCAGCGGCCCGAAGGCGGCTATTGGTCAGTGGTGTCTTCAAGAGACGCAAGCGCCTCCAGCCTTTCCAGAATGACTAACGCTCCGCGCTGTCGCTCTGAATCTCTGTCAGCAATAAGCATCTGGATTGCGTCCTGACGCTCTTGCTCAACAAACTTGAGGACTGACTTCCAAGTCAGTGAGTTAATGTCTATTGCCATTAGTAGCTATCGAATCCTTTTTCTAGGTTCTGCGCTCTAAGCTGTGCTGTGGTCAGCTTGATGTTGGTGTCAGCGGCGGCTTTATCGCGGTTAGTGCGATTCTTCTCAGAGTCAATCGCCATACGCGCCTGTAGCTGTCGCTCAGTCATCTCCGCCTTAGCCGCAATCTCAGCAACCTTAATGCGCTCTTCCTGAGCCATTTCAGCCTGCTTCATCTGCTGATCCATCTGCATTTCCATTTCCTTGAGCTGGAACTGGTTAGCCTTGATCTGCGCCTCAACCTGCAACTTCTGTTGCTCAAGCTGGAACTCCGCCTGCTTCATCTGCATCTCGAACTGAGCGGCCTCCATCTCTGGGTTAGGCGCTTCAGCCATTGCCATCTCTTGCTCTTCCATCTCTGTGATTTCAGCCTGCGGCTTAGTAATCAGCTCGTATGGAACCTCAAGGGACTTGGCGATCTCCTGATCCAAGCCTGCCCAGTCTCGACGCTTGAACAGCTCTGGGTTCTGAGCAGAAATGTTTGCGTAGATCATGAGGTTCTCTTGTTGCTTCTCGCGTACCAAGAGCGCCGACGATCCCCGAGCCTCAATAGCAAAATCACCCTTAACAGCCGGGTTATCGCTGAACTGCATATTCCAGTCGTAGAAGCGGGTAATCAGTGGACGGGTTACGTCGTCATCCCAGTTTTTAACCGCCTTGCGAAGCACGATGTTTGAGCTGTTCATCAGCATCGCCATACCCGACGATGTTTTCGTAACGTGCGGAGCCATCTCGCCCTGAGCGATCAGTGGCAAGTTGGTTTCCTCATCGGCAAGCTGTCGCGCCATCGAGAAAATGTTTGCAAGATCCACCTGATGGCTTGGCGTTGAAAAAGAGGCAAACGCTTCGCCTACCGATCGCGTCTTATCGCGCAGATACCAAACCTTTTTAGGCGTCATCTCCCAGCTACCGTCAGCCGGGGAGAGAAGCTCTTTGTTGACAACAAGCTGATCCGCTACCGCCAGACCCGCGTTATCCATCATCATTCGCCAAGAGGCGTTAATAACTCGCTGTGGGTTCCGCATGAGATAGGGAACGCCAAAACCAAAAATTGAGGATTCGTCCTTTTCCCAGTTAAAGACCGCAAAGGGACGGTCATTAGTCTCCATTGGGTTGACGGCGACTTTGATAACCTTCTCACCGGAAAAGAAAACAACTGCATCTACCTCATCATCTAGCTCGTCAACGTCAGTCTCGTCGATTCCGCCCTCCTGCATATACAGCGCGTCTACAAGCTCTGACTTTGAGATAGGGCCGTGATACTCCCAGATCTCGTACTTGTTGCCCTCACCTACCGTGTTGATGCCGGTGATGTTGCGGATATCGTCGATGAAATCTCTTGCAATATGCGTTGACTTGGCAGAGCCCTTGACCAGCTCTCGCACCTGACTTACCAAAACGCCGGGTAGCTTTGCCATCTCGCGTAGTTGCTTCTTGGACATTCGGCGGCGCTCAAACACAAACTCCGCCTCGTCGATTGTGCGAGCCGACATATCAGGAAAGAAGTCCCAAGGGTCGATGCGCTCTACCGTAGGCTCTAACGCCTCTACCACCTGAAGCACACTCATACCATCGGGCATAACATCCCAGCGCTTCTTGGTTCTGCCGATAATGATTGGGCCTTTGATAACAGACGTGCCTAACTGGCAGGCATCGTGAATAACGTCACGCGCCTTAATCTGGTAGCGAGACTCAACGAGCTGATCGTCGATCTCTTCCTGCATTAGCTCCGCAGACTTCTTGGCAAGCGCCACCTGCTCGCGAGCATAGATTGCCGGATCATCTGGGCTCTGAGGGCTTCTTTCCGCTAGTGCATCAAGCTCAGGAACTGGCGTTGGCTGAATAGCAAAGTTGCGATCATCCGTTGGGAAGAGCATATCCTGAAGACGTGCTTCTGCCGCATTTGTCTTATTTCGCGTGATGTTGACGTAGACCTCTGAGCCCTTAGCCCTAGCCAGTCTTGACGCCTCATCAGCAGAGTATTCCCCGTGATACTGACGGAGATCTTCTAGCCAGCGTTGCTCAATCTGGCTTCGCTTCGCTACCTGCTCGTGGCACAGCTTGCTTAGGCGAGACGCAAAAACGTGAAGACGCTCCGCAATTTCAAGCTCAAGATCTTCTGGCCCTTCCGCCTTATAGCCCATATCGTCGTGCATATGACTTCCCTTTAGTAACCAGCCACCTTGTCAACAATTGACGGTGATGTCGGCATCTCAAATTCATCTTTGATTAGTGGCTCAGCAAACGTGAGCGCCAGCGCATCGGCACAGTCCGTAGACCGCATCCCGCGCTTCTTAATATCGTCTTTGCTTTCTAGCTTTCGTCTCTGATTCGAGTCGTACTTGTACTGCGGCGCAACGAGATCTGTATGCAGGTCATCCCGATCAGGGATCATTACCGGCATATCACCGTCTAACCAGTCTCTGAGTTCCCACCACATTTCGGCTCGACGATTGACAAACTTCTTTGGGTCAAGAGCCGCGCTCCCGAAGTTAATTCCAACAACCACATTCCCGTGGCCAAGTTCTTCGAGGCGGTCAACAACACCAGCACCCAGACCACCAACGTCGATAGCCACCTGATCGGGGTTTTCTTCCTTGATGATGCTGTGGACAATGCCAGCGACTTCCATAGTTGACAGTTTTTCGTAGACCTCTAGGTCATACACCGCCCTGCCCTTACGGCGAACTATCGCTGTCCTATCGTCACCAAATCTTGCGGGGTCAACGCCAATAATCAGCGGACCTATCGCTAATACCTTGTTTCTTCTGGCCTGAATTACTTGCTCTGGCCTAATCAGGCTGTGGCCACCAGAGACTTGGAAAGCCTCCTGAGCCGTCATTGGGTACTCTTGCCTAAACGCTACAAGGCCGTCAGTACCATCCGCAGAAAGCTCCGCAATCTTCGCCCTGCGAAACGCTAACTGCTCGTCATCGAGCCCATACAACTCTACCAGCTTCTCCTCTTCGGGAGTGCGCTTTAGGCCAAGGCCAAACTTCCGATACTCTTCCTGCCAGTACCAAGGCACGAATATCGCTTGAAAGCCACCTTCCCCCGCCTCAGCCTTTAGCCATTGCTGGTAGAAGTAATTGCCGATTCCGTTGGCAGTGGACTCCAGAATGATCTCTGTGTCCTCTTCATCAGGCACTGCCTGCAAGATGCCCTTTGCGTGTTCTGCCGCGTTAGGCCAGTACGCCACCTCCGACCCGTGGAAATACTGGATCGTTGAGCCTCGACCTACTGACTTATTGCCTGCCGTTCCTACTTTGTAGCCCGAGTCCAACTCGTCAAACGCGAGCTCTTTTGCGTTGGATGCGCCAGTCGATGGCTTTACAAACTGTGGCGCTTCCTTGTGGTAACGCTCCACCATCTCAAACAGCGATGCCGTAGAGTCAGCCTCGTGCGTCAAGATGAACGCCCTAACGCCAACCCTGTGCGTTACCTTCCAGTAATACCGAGCCTCTGTGTAGGTCGATACGCCCTGCTGTCGGCCCTTGAGGACAATTGCCCTAACCCTGCCGGTCTTCTCTTTCTGCTCTTGGATGCAGGCGTGAATGTACTTCTGCGCCTTGTTCATCTCGAACGATTTAACCTCGCCCGATTTAGATCGTATGTATAAGCAGTTTCTTGCGTAAAAATCGAAGTCGTCTTTCAGACGCAACCGGGTTATTTCAAGCTCTTTAGCCATTCTTCGTGCGACAATTCCGTAACTGCCGCCTTGACTTCAGTAGTAGAGAGACGGGAATGAATATAGGGCGCGGCGGCTTTAGCGGCCTCGATCCTGTCTTTCTTCTCTTCGCTTGGGTTCTGATAGATAGACGCCAGATACTCAAGGGGTGATAGCTTGCCGTCAGCGGTAACCTTGGCGATCTGCGCGGCAGATGCCTTGTTTGAGCTACCCTTTGGGCGTCCACGCCTTTTCGGTGGTACGTTCTTTGCTTCTTCAGTCATCAGAATAATTTCATTTGGTTATCGAGCATTAGGTCAGCCTTCCTACTAACCCTCTCAATGTCATCCGGTAGCGCCTCTGTGTTAGTTATGATGGCTTCAAGCATCTGTTTAACCTGCATATCGTCATAGTTAGACAGCTTGCCGACCAGCGATCTAACGGCAGAAAGCTCCGACTTGGTTGCAATAGCTGATAGGTCCGGCGGCGGGATTCTCGTAATCTCGTCGCGTACCTCAATGATCGAATCCGTAATCGACTCAATCTCTGTCTGTAATGCCTCAACCTGCGCTCTGATTGAGGCAATATCCTGCGTATTGTCCGGTATAGACAGACCGGCAATCCTATCTAGTATTTCTGCGCTCTCAGGAGCCCGTGACGCGCCGATAGCCTCCAAGATGGGGTCTAGGTCTATGCTGGGTATATCGTCTCTCTGAGCGCTGTTTACGGCGTTATAGAGGGTATCCAGTTTGTTGCTCAGTGAGCGTATAGCGTCTGAGTAATCCTTCTGCTTGATCGCCTTCTTGAGATGTCGTGGTGCCGCATCCCAAATAGTCGATGGCGCAGGAAATGCAGGTATCGACGCCTGCACAGTGCGCTTGATGTCCTTCTCAGATAGCGACCCAGTAATATCAGCCGCAACACGACCGTCATCACCAAACGTAAACCTGCTCTCTACCTCGTCAGCAATCTCAGTGGCGTCTACATCTACAGTGCCAATAGCCGTTGCCGTAGCAGAGGCAATGCCCGCCGTAGTCATAGATGGCTCAGCAAACTGCTGTGCTACCGCCGCCGCTAACTGGTTGTAGTCAACGGTTACATTACTCTTAATACCCAGAGCCGATACCGTCGCGGGATATACCGGCAAACCATCCGTAAAAAAGTACGGCGTAGCGTAATCGTCTGAGTACAAGATGCCCGTTACCGCAACAATGCGAGGATCGTATATCAACTTCCAGTTGTTAATCAGGAAGTAAGTGTCACCCGTCTGGCCACCCGGAATAGGGTCAAGACCAGTGAATCGCATTGCAAAGACATAACGCTCATTGTCGTCACGCTCAAGCCAGCGCACCCAAGCCGAATAAACGTCGTCGCGTATATCAAGCTGAGTCACACCATCGTGAACCACGATCTCGCGAGAGGAACCGTTAAACGATACCTTGTCGTCGTCTAGCCACTGATTGCCAAACGCGGTCCATAACGCCAGACTCATTACTGGATAACTTCAGACCAGCCCAGATTGAAGTGCGTAGTCACACGACCATTTGCACCATTCTGATCTATCGTTGGCTGAAGCGGCTTGCACACAACAACGAAGTACATCTGATCGCCGTAATCGCCAACCATAATCCCGCCGCTGGTGTAAGAAAGGCCTGAAGTATCAACAGCTTGCGTGAATGCGTCATCCAAATAAAGCTCTGCTTCTGTCGCGCTTGTCAGCTTTAAGTAATACTGGTTGTCTCTTACTGAGTCGTAATTGAGCCCGTTAGTAGCGTCGGTGCCGACTGTCCCAGTAATCCCATTGAACTTAAGTGCATAGCCTTCGCGATGAACGTGAGCAGGATGACTGCCTGTGTCTATCTGTAGGGTAGTGCTTGCTCCGGGCGTAATTGTCTGGATCGCACAGTTTCTTGTCCCGCCGTTCTCTGCGTAGTTCTTAAAGGCACCATCTTGGTAGTTGCCATAAAGCCCTGAAAGATCTTGGAAGCCCCTACCGTTTATGTAGGTTTGAAGTACGTGCCCACCTTTAGCGTAAAACCTTGGGCGGTCTGCCACATTTGCCGTATTTTCGGAGATGAACACATCAACAGCGTTGGTAGAGTCATTTGGATTCACATCTGTGAAGAAGTTAGTAAATGACGTATTACCGCCACCTACAATTGGGTCCAAATAAACCTCAACCTCAACTAAAGCATCCTGACCAACAGTGGTGCCACCGCCGCCGTTTCCGGCAGTAGACCAATAAGCCATCGTTTCTAAGTAGTTAGGCAGGTATAGGGATCTGTTTTTTGAGGCACTTGATCCGATCAGCTTTGATGGGGCAAGCGCACCTAACAGCTCATACTCAGCGCCGTTCTCTAGGTTTACAGGATCAAACGTCTTACTAATTGTTTCGAGACGGTTTCTACCAAACTCTTTGATATCTAGTTTGTGTTCGGTGTTTACCGAAGCGCACCACGCATACAGCTTGGCATCTGTGGCCAGTACTGCACTCGTATTCTTTTGCACAAAGCAAACAGGCAAAGATCCTGTCTGAGAAGACGGCAAAGCCGTAGCCAAAGCGCCCTCGTGATAATGCTCGTGCATAACGATTCGCTTGCCACGGAAGTAGGTGCCGAATCTAACTCGACCAGCCCCTAGCCACTGAATATCAATCCAGTAAATGTTGTCTTGGCGAAGATCAATATCGAACTGACTTGTGCCTGTTCCATCAAGAACGTCTTTGTTGAAGTTTGCCTTCGGTATAACTGTTTCAGTAACTGTGCCCGATGTACTTGTGCGGATGACCAACTCAAGACCAGATGCGCCGTTACAACGGAACATATAGCCGTTTTTGGAATCAAAGTATCCCCAATTACGAGTAACGCCAGCCACGCCTTCATCGCTCAATGCAACCGTAGCCACAAACTCCTGAGAGAATCCGGGGAAGTAATGGTGGTAAGTGTTAGACGTGTGGGCAACAAGATCCGTCGCACCAGCCTCATCTACAGAGCCAGAGGCGGGAGTCCCCGTTGGACAAGTCAATACAAGCGACTTGCGATTGTCGTCGTGAGATACCGTCGCATTGCCTACGCGATTTGTTGAAAACGAGTTCCGCAGTACATCAAAGGCAAACTGATAGTCGCCTAGTGATGTGCCCTCGGAAACCCGCAATCTACCAAAGGCATCGAGCTGTGGCGCACCCTCAGCAAAGCGAGTGCTTAATGAGCCAAACTCATCAACATTCGCCGTGTTTTGAGGGCTGTCACCACCCGATATGTGGTTGTACTGAACGTGAATGATTTCATCCGACGTTACAGTAGCAACCTGCGACCCTTCATAATTGATTGCGTCACCTGCGGTGAGGCTAACATTGTCAAAGTCATCAGAGCCTAAAAAGCGTATGCCCAAATAGCCCGTGTCTTGGTTTGGCCCACGAAAGACAACAACCGTTATGCTGACAGACCCAGTGATGGTGTATTCCTCACCGAGCTTCCAGATGTGGTTGTTGACGCGGGTGTTGTAGCCTACGCGATGATGTGGCTCATGCCGGATCTTCTTTCCAGTAGAATCGGGCGGAACCTGAACGTATTGGCGCTCACCTGTCATAATGACGTTCCTTTAATTATGGGGTGTATGCTCGATCTTGCTCTGCCGTCAATGTCACAACATT